TCAATAATATCATAATCATAATCAAAGTGTAGGTTGTCGTCTTTCTCTTCGAGAACCACACGATCATATCTTATCACAATACCTTTGTAATGTCCATCAGTAATTTCGATTGGAACATTACCTTCAGTTGACTCATCAACGTATCGATAGTCAGGAGCTTTCATTTACTTCCTCAGTTTCTTCATCGGCACCAATTTTACCATACATGAATTCTTTCTTGACTGCAACTTCGAGCTTCTCCATTACATCTGCGGTGAAGTACTTTTCGGGATCCTTGTAGATAGACTTCTCGTAGACTTTGGCTCCATCTGGGAGTTGGATCCGAGTCGAAACCTTATCAAAGATCTCATACTTGAGGGCAATGTCAACAAGACCGTAGTATGGGTTCAGTCCTTCATCATAGTTCAGAAGAACATCGACCATAGAATTCTCTTTGGTAAATCGGCTCTTGTATAGCTTGCAGTGGATAATGTTCCCGATCACATCTGTGCCATCTTTGACCTTCTTCTTGGAAAGGTACACAATGGTAGACGCTGCATACTTGAGTCCAGAACCACCACCCATCTCCTTCTGAGGAAACATAGAACCAATCACGTCATAGGTGTGGTTGGTAAGGATGAGTGGGATACCGGCTTTACCTAGCTTGAGGGTCAAGACTCGGAAGGTTGACTTCACCATCTGCGCCCGTGTCATATCACGAGTGCCTTTACCATCGGCAGTGTCAGCAATCTCCTTGTCTGTGCTCAACATACCAAGTGAGTCTAGACAGATGAGCATAGGTTTCTTTTCGTCCTTAGAAAGCTCAAGGTACTTGTCAACAATCGTAATCGCTTGATGTCTAAACTCTTCGATCGTTGCGACAGGGAACACGGCTACTCGATTAGGATCAACACCGCGATCAGCAAACATCTCTGAAGTTACAGCTTGTTCAGTATCAAAATAAAGTACCACACCGTCAGGATTATCAGACAGGAATTTGTGAACGATGCCCAATGTAAAATACGTCTTTCCAGTGGCTGATTCGCCAGCGATTGCGACAATCTTATTATTAGGAATTCCACCATACAGAGAACCAGACAGAAGAGCATTAAATGCAAAAGATCCGGTATCAACGAATCCATCGACATCACTTCCTTCGATACCTTCTGATATAATGTTTGCATATTGGTTACCTGATTCTTTTACAATGTTACTTAAAAAATCACTCATGTTATTTCTCCTAAAGTTGTTGCTTCAACACAGATACAATTCTGTGGATATTGTCCCTAGTTTTACCCAAAGAACTAATGTCATCTAGTGACGTTTCTTCATCTGTGTAAGATTCTTTTACTCTTGTACTTATGTCATTTAATTGAGTGGAAAGATATTCTTTCAAAAACATAAGATCTTTATATTCTATATCTACTCTCATATGAAAAGTCCTTCTAGAGTCGCCTCTTCTTTTGACTTCCATCCAACAACATTAAGTATTGTTTCTAGGGGGTCCAAGAAGCTCTTCGTGAATTGCATATTATAGTCTACAAATCTGTGGATATCAAGTTCTTTTGGTATACTTGCTGGGAACGAGATAACCTTATCACCTTTCATTCCACTGATCGGGTTAGGCTCTTTCAGGTAGATGAACTTGATCTTGTCACCTTGCTGAATTTTTTCATATTTTTCCTCAAGTTTTAGCTTCTTGATATAGTGGTTGTATATGAGAGAACCTTTAACTGCGATTGGCGTTGCCGAAATGTAGATCTCAGATGAGGACTCCCACTTCTCAAGATTGGAAACACCACGGGGGAATGCGATCTCTTCTGGTTCACAGCTAAAGAACTCTTCTTTGAACTCGGCAACATAGTTCTGGATATCCTTCTCGTCCCGTGTAAGGATCAAACGGATCGCATTCTTGAGTTTCTCTCTCACGATTGCTGGAGTAGAACTCCGAGTCGTTTCAATACCCATGATCTTGAGCTTGGGTTCTTCGTACCGAATACCTTCACTGTCCCATACGTTGAGTGCATAGCGTTTCTTTGCAGTCCAGATACCTCTCTCTGCAATGACTTCCCGACCCATGTGCATCTTGTTTTCATACGCATTCATCATCTTAGCAAGCTCATCATACTTCTTGTCGATGAGAGGCTGAATAATCTTTTCTGAGCTACTGTCCAAGAAGTCAACGATCTTGTTTGTGTCATCACAGTCTGGAAGGAACCGATCAACCAACTTACCTAGACGGACGTAAACCGAGTCTGTGTCAGAAGCAACAATGTAATCGTAGTTGTCTGTACCAACCGTCTCGTTTAGAAATTTGTTTAGTTCATCCGCAACCCATCGAATACTTAACTGACCAGAAGTCGTAATCGCTTCCGCCATATCAGTTGCATAGTATCGAAAGTATTGATTACCAATTGCACCATAAGCGGAGTTCAATTGAATCTTACGAACCAACTGGAAGTTGTTGTACTTAGTGATCAGATTGTCTAGGTTGGTTTCTCCTGCCTGCTGACGTTTCTGACACTCGATCATCTTCTTCTTGTATGCTTTACGTTCATCATACATCTTAGACATCAGATCAGGAAGGAACCCTGCAAAGTCTTTGGTGTAGCACGTACCATTTGCCGCCACCGAGTAGTTCTTATCTGTGTGTGTCTTGAGTGCTCGCTTCAGTTGTTCCGATTGCTCACCAAGAACTGCATTAGGTGTGATTACGAAATCCTGCATCTGATGGATCATGGTCTCGGGGCTGATGTTATACTGCATGATCAGGTGGGGATACAGACTGTTCAAGTCGAACGAAACAACCCAGTCATGAATACCTGTGATCGGATCTTTGACATACGCACCAACATACTGCTCATCTTTCTTACCAGCTTTCTTGGGAGGAATGACAATGTTATCTTCCCTGAGATGGTGGTAAATGATCTGGTCCCACGTCCGAACCTGTGAGAAAACATCCTCGTAGTTCACCTTGGCGGAATACGCCAGAGCAAGAGCAAGCTCAAGTAGCTTCATCTTGTCTTCGAGCATAACAATCAGTTCAACATCTCGGACATTGTATTCCATGAAACGAGCAAAGTCTTTTCGATAGAAGTCCTTGATAGTTTCGTGTTCCCCATAACCCATCTTACGTTCACCGAGTTCGACGAATGTGATGTGATCGAGCTTGTACGACTCTTGATTCTTGTACGTAAAAGTGCGGTAGAGATCTAAGTAATCTAGAATGGACACACCGAGGATCTGGAAAGTGGTGTGCTTCCTGTTCGCCCTTTCGATCTGCTTCTCTCGAATCTTTTTCCATGGTGACAGATGTGCAGTCTCTACAGGGCTGAGCACACGATTCATTCTCTGAACCAGATAAGGAATGTCGAAAAACTTCACGTTCCAACCAGTCACAATATGTGGAGACTCTTTCTTCCAGACTTCTAGGAAATCAGAAAGAAGATCTTCCTCATACTCATAACACTTACAATCAATACCGGGAACATAAAAATCACCCAACCCAAATGAGTACTTGTTCCCATTCACAAAGAGCGTGATACCAATCACCTTCTCTTCTGGATCATCAACCTGTGGGAAACCATGTTCACACTGTGTTTCGATGTCAATATGGGCAACTGAGATCTTGTCCATGTCATAGTCAAGTTCACCGGAGTATAGATCCCCGATGTACTGATAGACATAATCAGTGTTGCCATAGATTTTAAAGTTGGGGACACCCTCGTACTGTTTGACAAAATCACGACAATCAGAAATAGAACCCGGTTGAATGGGTTCTACAACTTTCCCGTCAAGAGTCTTGAACCGAGATTCCTTGTTTGATGGGATGAACAGAGTGGGGTTGTATTTCACCACACGCTTTACAGGGACACCATCTTCGATGCCCCTGTAAAGTATTCCGTCACCAACAAGAGAGACGTTAGTATAAAAGTTATCCATAAATTAAACTGGGTGATGAATTGTTGTGTTTGATGAAACGTTTAATTCTTCAATCAGGAATTCTTCTGTTCCCTCTGGGAGATCATTTCCTTGCTTATCACTAACATAGGCTGAGAATAGAATCATGTAGTTCATAATGTCAAGGACTGCATCCTTCCACGTCTCACCCTTGACCTTGAGTTCTCCTGCTTCTACGAAAGTAGCAAGACGCGAAACCTTGTCAATCACACGGACAAGGAACCCCTGCTCGGTTGAGCAGACACCCATAGATTCACAGCGTTCAAAGTTTGCGAACGGTTGCTCTCCACCCTTACCTGCATAGTCATGGTTCTTCACTTGCATGATTTCTAAAGCCTTTGCACATACTTCAGCATGATGCATAAGTAGTTCTTCTCTGTTCATCAATTTACTCCTGTGCTTCCGAACCCACCGACTCGACTCGTCTTCTGTGTGGGCATTTCTGTAATTTGTTTAATTTCATATTCGACGTTTTCAATCATCTCTGCTTGAGCAATTCTCTCACCATGATTGATCCTGACAGTCTGATTACTCGAATTAAAGAGCATCATGAAACACTCATGACAATAGTCAGAGTCAATTATACCTTCACCATTCACCATCATCAAACCCTTTTTCAGGGAAAGGCTAGATCTACTGTGAAGACGAACAGAGAATCCCTCTGGGATATCAAAGATCAATCCAGTAGGAATGAGCACTCGGCTCTGCGTTGGAATGAAGATGTGTCGATCGACGTTCGTAATGTCACGGGTGTCACCACCAATAAAGACTTCATATAAACGTTCCCTGTTCACAGAGTCATATCCACGAACAACCACACCTGGCTCGAAGTGAGCATATAAATCAAAACAGGCAGATTGCTCGGTTCCCCAGATGGGTTGTTTCACACTATCATGTAATGGGTAGTAACCCAAATAATCAGTCATCATATTATCACCAAAGCTCCAGTCATTGTCAGACATAATATATTCCTTTCACACTCACATTATACCACAAAACAGAACCAAGTCAATTATGGAGTTGGATTAAATGTGATACCTTTGAGGGAGTTCGCTTCTGTCAATGTTGCATTGGCAGTGAGAAGTAGGCTATCAATTAGTGAATCATCAAGAGTAGATGGTGCTGCCACTTCTTTGAAGTTGTAGGCAAGAGCATTTATTCTTGATGACATTACATTTACATCATTAATAAGTGCCGCATAGTGTTGAATATTTTCATTTAGCATTTGTAAGATCCTTGTATTAGAATGTTAGAGTTAATGTCATAATTATGTCGTCGGTATCATCAAGATTATTATCAGTCCAGAATGTTCCAGCAGAACCATCACTCACTGTCAGATCCATTCGTGGATCAGCATCCGTAGCACCCACAAAAACAGAAGCCGCAGTAAATACATTACTTCCCACCGTAATTGTTGCTGAAGTAAGTGCATTACTGATCAATACTTTGGTTCCATATTCAGAGGAACTAGTATCACTATTTTTTAGTCTCCACCGAATAACATTATTAGAACTCATTTTTTGGATTTGACTGCTGCCGTCAACGGACGCAAATTGATCTACTAAGGAACCACTCTCAGTATCGGTAACACCATCCATTCTTCTTTTAATTGTGCTAGGTGTTCCACGACTCACGACTCTATTTGTACTGATAGTTTGTATGTACTGAGGAGTAGACGACTGCGTGGGAAAAAATAACCATTTAGGAGTCACGATATGTACTCTATATTAAACACAACATCAGTTGCTGATGAATTACTAGAAGTTACCATTGTAAGAGTTGTTCCTGCTGGAACTGAAGTGTTACCGAGTGAAGTCTGAGCACCACTTGATGTGCTGACACTAGCAGCCTTCACTGTAAGACTTGCGTTCTTTAATGTTGCCGTTACTGTTCCAGAACCAGATTGTACAAAGAATCCTGTGATTGTTCTTGTTGTGGGAACCTTCGGATCAATAGTGTATGTTTTATCGGCGGCAGTTTCTATTTGTCCAGAGTAACCATCGGTGCGATTTGCACTAGTTACCCCTGTACCATCAGGAAAAGTTATACCACCAGCACCTAAACTAATTCCACCCAGAGCATAAACTATACCTTGAAAAGTAGCTCCCTGACTAGCAGAGATGCCTTGTAAAGAAATATTTGTTGTGGTGTCGATGCTGAGTGTGTGTCCATTTAATGTTATACCGTTATCCACGAAATCAAACGTGCTACCACTTAGAACAGATCCTACCTTATCCCATACACCATAAGTAGAATTATATCTCCAAGTTCTACCTCCGAGAGATACTTCTGTACCGTTTACTGGATTTTTTGGAAATCTTGTTGGCATCTAATACTCCTTTAATCTATTTATCAAACTTCTATCCAGTTATCATCGACCCTAAAATATAATTTACCTCCACCAGCGTTATCAGAAGTATCAAACCAGAAATCTCCTGTACCAATTAAGGGATGATTCCTTTGGTCTGAGGTAGTAATTCCTGCAAAGGAAAATGGTACTTCGGTATCTAATTGTAATTCGACATTTTTACCTTTGGGTAAAATCTCAAGACCCCGAGTAATGTTAATGTCG